CGAGTGGTGATGGGTCATTTACTATATTAACTACATATTCAGGTGCTCATTTTGTTGTGTCTTTAGATGACTATGATGGAGCTTCGTATAATGACCTTATAATAGGAAAGATTACACCTGCTCTTTTATAATTTAAGTACTTAAAAAATAATTATTTTCACTGATTTTTAATCTAGCAAAACTCTGATTTTATTCTATAATATAGTTGAATCTCAAATAATAGGAGAGAATACTATATGAAATTAGAATTTATCGAAGCCACTACTATCCCTGATAGTTGGTTTCAATCAATATCAAGAATTTTGAATAATGGTAGAATTTATACAATAGATAGAGGTAGTTACGCTGGCCAGCAGAGGTTAGAATTTGACCACATAACTATTCGTATAAAGTATCCTAATTCTATGCCATTATTACCAGAGTGCCCTCCTGGATGCGGTGTTCCCAACCCAGCATCTAATGACTATCTAGAGGATTATCTTCCATATTTATTCACATCTTGTAGAAAACCCAATGAAGAATATTGCTATTCTGATGATACTGAGGTTTTAACTGATCATGGGTGGAAACTATTCAATGATTTAGATAAAACCGAGTTGGTGGCTACACTTAATCCTCAATCTAATTTTATTGAATATCAAAGACCTATAGGGTATAATGCGTTTAAGTATAACGGTGAGGTGTATGAATGTAACACCCGACGTATTGATTTTTGTGTAAATTCTGGACATAAGTTATTTGTTGGCTATGGAAATAGTTATTATAAATGTCAAAATAGTGAGTTTAATCTTGATTTAGTTGATAATATGTTTAACTATAAATTTCTTAAATTTAAAAGAACCGCACAATGGAAAGGTAATGATATAGATACTTTTGTATTACCTGGAATTAGTTATGATAATTATAGGTATAGTGGGTATGGCGAACCGATAGATATACCTATGGATAAATGGTTAAAATTTTTCGGTATTTGGTTAGCTGAGGGGGATATAGCTCGCCAAAAAAATAAAAATTCATATCAAGTTAGGGTATCTTTAAGCGATACGTTTACAAGAAGTATTGCTGAAAAATGGTGTGCAGATCTAGGATTAGGTGTTATAAATTATAAGCGGTGGTTAATAATAAGTAATAAACAACTTTATATGTATTTGGATAGATTTGGTAAATCGCATAATAAATTTATACCTACGTTTGTTAAAAATTTAAATAGTGATTATTTGAAAATATTATTTGGTAGTATGATGATGGGCGATGGTGATAAACGGGGTACTAGATATACCACAGCTTCTGACAAACTGGCTGATGATTTTAGTGAGTTGTGTTTAAAAATTGGTAAATCAGCTATTAAGAAATTTGACGATGCTCAGTCTTCATCAGGTTTTAAAAATAATGGGGTTTATAGAATTTATATTGCTGATAAATATGCGGAGCCTGTAGTGGAAAATAATATTAAAAAACGAATGTATAATGGTTATATGTATTGTGTTGAGGTACCAAATCATCATATACTATATGTTCGTAGAAATGGGAAAGCACACTGGTCAGGTAATACTTACGGTTCTTACCTTGAAAAACAAATAGAACAGGTTATAAAAATATTTTCTGACGGTGATCATGGAACCAATCAGGCTTGTATGACTGTCGGTGATGCCGAGTCTATCATTTTGGCTGATCCACCGTGTTTAAAGATAATAGATTGTAGAGTTATAGATGGTAAACTTAATTTTATAATTTATTTTAGATCAAATGATTTATGGAACGGCTATCCAGTTAATATAGCTTCATTACAATTATTAAAAGAATATATAGCGGATTCATCTGGATTAGAGGATGGTGAATTAATTTATAATAGTAAAGGTCTTCATCTCTATGACCATGTATGGGACATTGCTAAAGATGTTGTAGGTGGGGTAAATAATATCTAGCAAAACTGGTTAATTATTATATAATGATTATGTTAGGAAATTGAAAATGGAATTTTATGATAAAGTACTTAAATGTAAACATATTAACTTAAGTACTAATTATTTAGACAGTGGTTCTTGTGACACGCCTTATTGTAGTTGGTATGAAGAACATTGTTCGGATTGCGGTGCTTACATAGTAAAATGTGGGTGTGGTTTTTATAATAGTATAAGTGGATGGCCATATAAAAGGTATAAGAAAAGGACCTATAAAAATGACAGATGAAAAAGAATTAAGTAAGTTATATGCTGATTGTATAGATAAGTGGGGTCCAGAAGCCCAACTTAGACAGTCGCAGGAAGAATGTGGTGAATTAATAATAGATATAAATCATTACTGTAGGAATAGAGGTACAGGTTTATCAGAAGTAATCGAAGAAGCTGCTGATGTATTTCTAATGATAAACCAAGTTATGGAGGTAGTTGGTAGAGAAGAAGTAATGTCTATGGTTGATTATAAAGCACAAAGAACGATTAATAGATTAAAAGGAGAGAATTAATATGAATTTTAGTATATCAGTAGAAAAATTTCAAGATGTAGTTAAAAAAATGGGGTATATACTTCAAGTAAACGCTGACGATGTAACCAGCATGATGATGATAGAAGCATCTGAAGGTACGGTTAAATTTAGTGGTACTGGAGGTGCTGTACATTCATCGATTTATGCCAGAGACTGTGAGGTTTCTGAAAAAGGAAAGGTACTTATTCAATTACGTGATATAAATATGTATGTACAGAAATTTTTACCATTAGCAGATGGGTATGGCACAGAAAACTTTACAGTTATTACAGATGGTAGTGAAGGTAAGTTAAAAACTAAAACAATATTTTCATCAGGTAAACCATCATACCGTACTTTGAAGTTTAAGTTATACAGTACTGAGTTATTACCACCTATTAAAGAATTTGAAGATGCACAGTTGATAGTAAATAGTGATATTTTAATTGCAGGTATTAATAAAATACTTCATTGCGTTGACCCTGGAGAAATTCGTGAAGCACTCGCTGGTATGTATTTATCTATAAATGATGGTAATATTATATTTGCAGGTACTAATGGAATTAAACTATCTGAAACTACTATGCCTATCAATGCTGATATAAAACAAGTAATTTGTGTTCTAAAGTATTCAACGGCTATGGCAATGAAGTTGATGTTAGATTCTAACTCACAGGTATTTATCAGATTTGAAGATAGAAATATGTATATTCGTTGTAATGATGTTTACTTAAATGGGAGGTTGGTTATTAATGAACCTTATCCTGAATATAAACTTATGTTATATTCTCAAAATAAAGTAATTACTATACCTAGATATGACCTTATTGATAGTGTATCAGCTGCAAGTAGTGTGTTAGATAAAGAGGATAATAGTAGACTTACTATGCAGTTTAGTGGTAATACACTGATATTAAAAAATGATAAAATTGAAGCTACCCATGAGTTTGATTATGATTTTGAGTATGAATTAGATATGGATATTAATGGATCTTTTTTACTTCAAATGCTACTTGATTTTGTTGGTGACCAACTTGAAATATGTTTTACAGATAATAATAGTCCAGTAATTTTTAGAATAAAAGATAACCCATCTCATATTTCTTTATTAATGTCGTTAAGGAGACGGTAGTGCATAAAGACACACAGGATATTTTTAACTGTGGTAAAACACAGGATGAAATTCGTATAGATGCAGCTAAAAAGATTTTAATTAAGGCTGGATATAGGATATTAGATCCTATAGTAGTTAATCCTGAAATTAAAACTATTGCACAATTAAAAAATTATTTTTATATGCGTTTTTATTCTAAGTATCCGGCTAAACAACGTGATATTATGCCTAATCCTGCATTGGATATGAAAATAGTTAGTGGATTTGTTGAAGCTCAGATAGGTGGAGCTGGAAAAGATAGAGCTATACAAGAATGTGTTGCACTTATAGATACCTTATTTGATTATGAAGATAAATTTAATTTTAAGTACCCTATAAAGGATATAGGAATTTTAGGACAAGGAAAAATGGCATGGATAACTGCAAAAGCTATTGATATATTGAATAAAGCACGTAAAGCGTCTGTTGAAAAAGAAATGGATAAAAGAGCATCTCAATTAGAAAATGATATACGTGTAGATTCTGATGAGATTGAAAATAAATTAGATGCAATGATAAGACAAATGGAGGCAAATAATGGCTAGTAAGAAAAAAGTAGATAAGATAGATAAATCAAAAGAGGTATCAACTACAACAAAGTCTGTGAGTAAATTAAGTGTTCTTGAAAAACTTATAGAAAAAAAATATGGTTCTGGTATTATAACCTTACTTGGTGAACATGCTGATATGGATATAGATGCTATTTCTACTGGATGTTTATCTTTAGATGCTGCTACTGGTATTGGTGGTTTTGCACGAGGTAGAATATACGAAGTGTACGGACCAAATAGTAGTGGTAAATCAACACTAGCTCTTAGTGTATGTATGCAGGCTTTATTGCGAGATATGACTGTTGTATATATTGATGCTGAACACGCACTTGATCCAAATTTGGTAAGAAATATGGGTCTTAAAGTAGATGCTGATGCTAATAAGATTAAACTTGTGCAAGCTTTTACTGGTGAAGATAATTTACAGATTGCTGAAGAACTGATTAAGACCGATGAAATAGATGTACTTGTGGTAGACAGTGTGTCTGCTTTAATTCCAAGTTCTGAGTCTGAAAGTGAAATAGGTGATGACCATATAGGTTTATTAGCTCGTTTAATGAGTAAGGCATGTAGAAAACTTACACCTATTGCTAATATGACTAATACTTTAATTATTTTTATTAACCAAACACGTATAGATATAATGAAGTATGGTGATAAAAATGTGCCCACTGGTGGAGAAGCTCTTAAATTTTATGCGTCTGGTAGAATAAAAATTTCTGGTGGAGAAGCAAAATCAAGTCATATTATCGATGAACATGGTGAGGTTATAGGTCATGAAAGTACTTTTAAAGTAGTTAAAAATAAATTAAATAGACCATTTAGAGAAGCTAAAGTTCCACTTATTTATGGTGAAGGGTATGATTTTGTATCAGAGATTTTAAATATATCCATAGATATGGGATTAATAAGTCAAGCCGGGGCTTGGTTCGAAATGGATGGTGAGAAATTTCAAGGTAAAAAAATCTTATTGGATATATTTAGGGAGGATATAAATCTATATCAATCTTATAGGTCTAAATGTAAACAATTATTGGGATTAGTTAGTGAGTAAGCAATCATTTAGTATATATGAATTGCTTATAGAATCTTTTAAATACTGTACTGTATTAAAAGAGTATTATATAAACTATAAAGGACAACAACTTTTTTTTGATTTCTATCTTAAAGAATATAACTTACTATTTGAAATACAGGGGCGTCAGCATAGTGAATATATAGAACATTTTCATGGTGATAAACAAGGGTTTATATCATCTAAGAAAAGAGATAATCTTAAAGTACAATATTGTGAAGAGAATAATTTTACTCTTATTACTATAAACTATGATGAAAAAATTGAAACTGAACAGGATTTAATTGAAAAAATAAATAATACTTACTGGAAAGAACAACAAAGGTAGGTCATAAAAAAACCATGGTGAATACAACAGAATATAGTCATAATAAATGTGGACATACAAATACAATATTAGCTTACTATCATTTTACAGAAGGCGTGGAAAGAGTTCAAAGTCTTTATGTAAGATATTGTACGGATTGTGGTAACTTTGTTAATATACTATCTGGGGAAATAGTTTTTGATAATGAGCTTAAAGCGAGGTTTTTATGGTAGATATAATAATAAAAAATAAGAAAGATAATATACTTGATAAGGATTGCCCTGATTTTATAGCTTTAGACGATGGGACAATTGTAGGGGATAAGAAGTATTGTAATTTGTCGTTTAATTGTCGTCAAATAGGTTATTACTCAGAATATTGTCAGTTTTTTAATGATCAGGGTGAGATAATTCTAAATGATTATATGTGCACTGGTAAACACGTATTACCTGAAGAGACCAAAAAAGATGAAGAGGCTAACTAATGGGTATAACCAATGAATATTTGAAAAAAAGGATAGAAAACTTAATGTTAGATAAGATGCCTCGTAATGAAAATATAATGGATGAAATATTTAATTTTAATGTATATACTTTAGAATCCACCGACGCTGTTAAAATCAGTCAGTTTGTTATAGGACTTTCTCAGTTTTTAATTTATTTTGGTTCTCAGGTTAATAACACTAAAGTATCTCTTATGCAGAAAAAAAAGATACTGGAATTGCGTATAGAAAGGTCTGATATAAAAAGTAAAACTAAAGCAGATAAACGTAGAAAAGTTATAGATGACAGCCCCGAACTTCAACAAATAGAGGTAGGTATTGAATTAGAAGAGCAAGAGTTATCTCTTATAGAGAATAGAGAAAAATACCTGTTGGAGTTGATAAATGCTTTTAAGCGGGAATTAACCAGACGTGAAACTGAAATAAAGATGGTTCGTACTGAGAGGAGAATGTAATTATGAATGAAAAAATTAAGGAATTATTTTGTAAACCAGTGTATGAGCGTGCTTTAATAGCTTATTGTTTTAGATCTATAGATAGTTATTATGCTATAGCGGCTATGGTTACTGAAGTTGATTTTCTAAGACCTGAACATAAACTTATTTATATGATGTTAAGTACTCTTGTTAAACGTGGGGTAACCGCATTTGATGGGGCTCTTTTAATTGATGAAGCAAAAACTAACGGTGTGCTAGAACAAATAGGTAACTATGAATATGTTAATTCTATAATTGATATGGAAGTAAGTGATGATAATCTTAATTATTATGTAGGTAAAGTACTTGATGCAAGTACTAAATGTAAGTTTCACAGTAAACTTGATAAACATATACGTACTCTTGAATTGAATTCACAGAATGAAGAAATGCAATCTGGTGATTTAATGAATAAGGCAGAAGTAGATATAATGGATTTGTCTACTGCTTCAAAGTTTATTAAGGAACCTAAGAATTTGTCAGATGGTTTAAATGAATTTATAGAAGAACGTAGAAAAAATCCCGTTGAATATTGTGGTATTAGTACTGGTTTTTCTGTGTTAGATAAACGTATCGATGGTCTTGTGCCTGGTACACTAACAGTTATTTGTGCGCGACCTAAAGAAGGAAAAAGTACTTTTCTTTCAGCGATTAGTTCATATGTTGCGTATGATTCTTTTAAACCTATTCTATATATTGACACTGAAATGCCATTTGAACAATGGCGCACAAGAATGATAGCCATGTTGTCTGGTGTTGAAGAGCGTAGAGTAAAACATGGTGGATATACTGATGATGAATATCAACGTATTAAAAAAGCTTCTTTGTTGATAAATAAAGGACATTTATTTCATGAATTTTTACCAGGGTATAATGTAGAAAAAATAAAATCTTTGTATAAAAAGTATAAATATAAAGAAGATATAGGATTAGCTGTATTTGATTATATCAAAGCACCACAAGGGTCTGATTTTCAAAATAAAAAAGAGTACCAAATAATAGGTGATGTAACTACTGCATTAAAAGATTTATCTGGTGAATTAAATATACCTTTTTTGGCTGCTAATCAAATTAATAGGCAGGAAGATATTGCTGATAGTGATAGAGTATTAAGATACGCTGACGTTATTGCATTTTTTAGACGTAGATCATCAGAAGAATTAGAAGAAATGGAAAAGAAATATCATCCTTTTCATAATGATTATGGTACATATAAATTATGGATAAAAGAAAGTCGTAGAGGTGGTCAAACACCGGAAGAAGGTATTGGTTTTAGTTTTAGAAAAAAACTGCTGTGGGTAGGAGAAGCCAAAATGCAGATTATAGATTATGATAGTCCAGAATTTTCAGAAAAGGAAAGTACATATGATGACTACAATGGATCAGCAGAATCAACCACTAGTACAAAAACAACAATCGATAATGAATCAACATTCTAAAGATGATTTTCAATTTAAATTAGATAGATTAAGAGAAGCGGTTGATGCTGAACAATTATTGATATCTTTAGGCTTTAATATTACTAGTATTAAAGGGGATGATATTAGATGTCCTTGTGCTGTACATGGTGGAGATAATAAAACTTCTTTTAAAATGAATGCAAAGACTAAACGATGGGTTTGTTATTCACATCATTGTGACGATGATATAGGATTTGGTGTTATAGATCTTGTAAAACATAAACTTAATATGTCTTTTATAGAAGCTGTACGTTATTTAGAAAGTATAACTGGTTTAAGTATTCATGATGAATCGAGTTATATTGAGTATAAGAGATTTAAAGATAGACAAGATGCTATACGACAAACTGACAATAGAAAAATACAACCAGCTTTGATAGATGAAATGTTTTTAAAGAGTTTTAAGAAATTTAGATCTCCTTATTTTGAACAAGAAGAAAATGGGGGCTTTTCGCCTGAGTTATTAACTGAGTTTGAGATTGCTGGTGGTTATGTGGATAAATTTGGATTTCAAAGAGATGTAATTCCAATAAGAGATAATAAAGAACGTTTAGTAGCATATAGTGCTCGTGATATCACTGGTAAAGCAGATGAACATTATAAATATTTACTTACTGAAGGATTTGATAAAGATAAAGTTTTATACAATTTACATAAAGCTAAAAAATATATGGGTGCTTCACGTGTTATAATAGTGGTTGAGGGATTTAAATCTGTGTGGAATTTATATCGGGCTGGATATAAAAATGCGGTAGCATGTATGGGAAGTACTATTACGCATGGGCAACAAAGTTTACTTTATAGTACTGCATTTAATGTTATAATTTTATTTGATGGTGATAATGCAGGTGTAAAAGGTACAATAAGAGTGTTAGATGATATGAAAAGTAAAATAAATATAATTCCTTTGTTTTTGCCTTATACAGGTAAAGATCCAGGGGATTTAACAATAGAAGAATTACATAATACAATAGGTAATGTATAAAGGAGAATAATAATGCCTGAAGAAATAAAAAAAGTTGTAGGTACACCTACTATGATGTTATTACCTGCACGTAACTATACATTTAATGTGGATGAAACTAACTATAGTATTAAGATTCCACGTAAAGGTAATTACAAAGATCTTGATGATGTGTTTTTTGGTAACGAAGATGGTGAATTTAATATTATGCCTTATTCAGAAGAGGAAAATGGTAATGTTTTGTTTATGCCATCTCTTTCTAAGGTGATGTTTGCTACTGCTACGTATCCTAAGCTTGAAAATAATCAAGCTTTTGTACCTATAGTAATTATAGTAAGAGAAAGTGAAGTAGAAATAGTGGGTAATATTATACAGATGTTGAAGGAGGATTAGTATGCATGAAAATTTAGAAAAAGTATGCCCTGGATGTGGAAATAAAACCGGAATTGTGTTACATGTTGATGATGTACCTTGCCCACACTGTGAGTTACCTGTTATAATAGAGTATATTTCGTGTAATTGTGGTTATTCGTGGCGTGAGTCTAACGGTGCTTTTTTGGATGGTGGGGAAGTAAGTGAGGATGATATCAGAGGATTTTTAGAGGCTGTAGATGAATTTTTTGAAGAAGAAAAAGAGGAAGAGATGCCTAT